CTCCGAAGCCCTGCGAGCCTTTTTCACGAGCGCCTTCTTCTCGTCTTCGGCAACCCTGAGCTTGTTTTCAAGCTCGTTGACTCTTGAGGCGGGCAAGAGCCCCAAAAAACCTCTTTCAGTACCCATGTTGTTGGATTTTGGTATTTGACCCACTCAAAAAGTGACTCTTTTCGACATTCCCCTCTTCGTCCGTCTTCGCGGCCACATCAAGAGTCAACTTGCCGTTTTTCACCTTGTCAAGAAACCCTTGAGCCTCCTGATAGAAAAACAAACGGCGCTCAGGCATTGCGTCGGAGGGCATTGCTTTGTACAAGTGAAATATGGCCATGTCGCTCATCTTGCTCACAAGCACCGTGGAGCGGTCTGTCCCGGTTTTGGCGAACTCCACGTCCACATCAAAGTGGTGGTCGAGGTATGTCCTCGCCTCTGCCTCTGCCTCACCTATAGCTCTGTCAATAGCACCCTGTGAGCCTCCTGAGGCTGTTGTTAGGTCATCGGCCTCAATAACGAGGTCCGCGTTGGTTAAGTACGCCACTTAAATCGGGTTTTCTTGTGGTTGAAACTCTTTTTTGAAGGCATCCACCTCAATCCACTGAACACCGAGAGACTCATTCACCTGCTCCGCCCAACGCTCCCACCTGTCTCGAAATCTCTCATAAATCTCCAGATAAGTGAGCTCACTAGGGCTGAAAAGCGCCTCAATAAACCCCTCGCGAACCTCTTGAACCTTGGCGCCGATCTGTTTTTGAAAGTCTTTTTTTGTGACTTTCCTCTCAATGTGTCGGCGCTGTTGCCGTGTTGCCTTCATGGCTTCAAATGTGGCTCAATAGCCGCTTCTCATCTTTTTTTTGCCTGTGATATAGTTGACCGATTTTCTCGGGCCGCGTTGCCATTTACGGAAGGCCTCCTTGAAGTATTGCGTGATCAGATACTCCGCCGCATCTGTGGCGTGCCCATGCTTCTGATACCTGACCCCTGTTTGTGGGTCTTTGGTCATTTCCTTGAGCTTCGTTCCGTCCGGGGCTTCTTTTATGTACTTGAAGTCCTCTATTGTCTTGGGGCAATTCAGGCCGATGGTGACATTCACGTCCTCGACCTTCCCCCGAAATACTTCATTGATGAAAAGCGCCCTCATGAAGACTGAGGGATTTGCGCTTGGGACCCTGAGTTGTGGGTGGTAGTCCTTGAGGTAGTCTCTTATGAGGTTGTAAAAGTTGTAGCCTCGCTCAAGCTTGGTGTCTTGTTTTTTGCTTGTCGCGTCGCCGTACACCAGG